ATCCTGAACCTGAAAGCGGTTAGGGATAACAGCGAGCGAACCAAAATCTGATACATAAATATCAATTGCAGCTGTAACTGTCTTGGCACTACCATCAACAATACGTTGGGCTGTACCGGTTGCGCCACCGTTAACCAAACCTGACATTGCTTGCTTGATAGTTGAGCCAACCATAATAGTATCAGGCTCTCCGCCCTCATCCCAAATAGATGCCAATACACCTTGCAATTGAGACTCAGCAAATGAACGAGGCGTTCCGGTGCCACGTGCATCAGTACCATCACCAGTAGGGGCTGTACCAGTTTCGCCTAAATCGGTGTTAGTAGCTAGCCATGATTCAATACCTGCTAACTCACGAGCTGTAGACTCTGAGCCAACTACTTTAGCGTTATTGGCAAGCAAAGCGGATTCCATATCACGTTTAAGCTCTTTAGCCATCTTCATGATTTGATAATCCATTTCATCACCACGACCAGCGCTATCAATTTGACGCTGCGTCCGTGTAACACGAGGAACCTTGTCGCTGATCTGTGTGATGTTACCTAAGCGCACCGTTGGGATTGCTGCGGTAGTTGTTGCATCTTCACCTTCAATCACAGCATTAGATGCGCTAGCAGTTGCCAAGCTATCTGTTTGCCATTCGTGATTGGTTGCTGTTGCCTCTACATGTGAAATCATAGAAATAAACGGGGTTTGTGTGGGTGAAATATCATAAATAATATTTGATAAATCTTCGCGATTACCGATCGCGTCATATGTGCTTACCGTATCTGTAGGTGTAGTCATAATAATTCTCTTTAGTTGTTAAGTTGTCGTTTAAGTTTTCGTAGCTTGACGAATAACTGAGCATCACCTGTTCTTTTGAGTTCTGCTTCAAGTTTTTTAATTTCGTCATGCTGCTTATTGCCTGCTTGCGCTTTTGGCCTTGTACTTACCGGAGCTTTACGAACACGCTTGTCAATTGCTGCGTTAGTTTTACCTAACTTGCTAGCTCTTGCTGCCTGTATGACTGCTTGAGCTATTAAAGCGTTGCCGTTAACCGCATCAACTTGCGCCTGGGTAAAGCCGTTATCAGTATAATAACTATCGAGGGCACTCATATCATTTGTATATGCCGCCGTTGCTTTGCCGTTGCTTATCCAATCAGGATTGGCTTTGATTAACTTGGCTTGTTCTTCTTGTACATTAACAGTTGATTTGGGAGCGGCGTTTGATTTAGCTTCTTTTAAGAAGTCCTTTCGCTTGCTCTGCTTTTCAATATGTTCAATGTACTGCTCTGGGTCGCACTCTCGTAATTCAGTAAGCGCCTCGCTAGATAGTTCATCCTCTGCAATCATTGCTTCTAGTGTTAGTAGTTGCCCTGAAAGTTTAGATGCATCTTTATCAAAAGCCTCTTCCTTTACGTTGAAAGCTTTTACGGTTTCCGCGTGACCTTGTGTTTTACGAGTATAATCAGCTTGCATTAAGCCATTAGATTTCCACTCCTTAAGCTGGTCTGAGCTTACTTCTTCACCATCAATATCGTAGTAAAAAAGTTCTGTTTCCTCGCTTTGAGTTTCTTCTTCTGTTGCTGATTCTTCAACTTCCGTTGTAACTTCTTCACTTGCTTGCGCTCCTGTTTCAACTACATCTTCAATTGGTGCATCTTCCGACACATTAACAGCTTCGGTATTCTCGGTTGGCGCTGATTTCTCAGGCTCCGCATTGCCTCGGCTAATACTAATTCTTTGTAAAAATTCTTGCTCTGCTGTTTGCATTGTCAGTCCTTAAAGGTTGTTGACGGTTAAATTACATTTGCTAGTTTAATCTTTGCCTTTTCCATTAGTGAAAGCTTAGCGTTCTTACCATCTCTAATCGTTCTGGTGAACTTTTCTAAAAACTTATTTAATACTTGTGATTGATGCCATGCTGCTAATCTTTCTTTTTCATCTTCTAAGCCTGTGCTTTCAAACTTATTCAATAAGTCTCCACGTAAAGAAATAATAAACTCTTGGATAAGTGGATCATTAAGTAACTGATCAGCACGTTGAGCTTTTTGGATTGTATTTTTTAAATCAATTTCACTTTGCATTAAACTAAAGCTCCTGGGATGTCTTGACCGCTATCAACTTCTAACTTGGTTAATTCTAAAGCTGTCTTCTGCTGGTTCTGATTAGCATCTTGGCCGGTACTTATATCAAATTCTCTCGCCTTCTCGTTAAGCTGTGCGATACCTAATGCCGCTTTCTTATCATCAGCTTGACCTTTGGATTGAGCCTTGATTATCTCAACTTCTGACAATGCTTGTAACTGTCTAATCTGTTCAGACTGTGCTTGCATAGCTTCTTGCATCTGTAGAACCATTTGATTGAGTTGTTCATTGTCTGAACGTAAGTTTTCATCAGGCTCAGCAGGGTTATTAAATAATCTCTCACTACGACTAAAGCCAAGGCCATCAGTTAACGATGTGAGGTTGTTATAGATACCCTCTTCATCGACTATTTTGGAGCCACTAACCTTAAGCTGTTGCTGTATTTGATACAAGCCTTGGCGAGCTTCAACCAACTGTTCGTTACTGCCAGCACCTAACCCAACTTTAGACTCGATATTGTGGCTATACTTCCATGACTTAGGATTGACGGTTAACGCCTTACCTAAAACTCTGAACTCTGTTTGAGTATCTTGAAACCTTGATACTAACCACGCTATACCTTCGTATAATTTACGGAAGCCTGTCTCTGCATAGTTACGAGCGATTAATTCTAACTTAGCCGCACCTTCATCTTGAACACCGTTAAACCTAGTAGCAGTTTCACGCATTAACTTGTCAGCATCTAAGCCCTGATTAGCAAGTAAAGCGCCCGTTGTTTGTGCTCTCTTTTGGTCTACATACTGAACAACTTGTAATGCCCTGTCACCAATATAAGGAGTAACCAAAGCCATGACAGCGTTCTGCGGAACTATCTTAGTATCATCCTCCATTCGTATGATGCCATTATCTCTAATGGTCAACATATCATCTAGGTCAACATCAGGATGCACTATGTGTCTAGGGCGTAATACGGCACGAATATTATCGTTAATACCACGAGCTAAAAACGTTTGCTGCCTTTGTGTTTCGTAAGTTATTTCAGCACGACTACGGCCAATGGCTTTATGAGGCATTAGGATTGCAGATAGTGAGGCGTAGGGAACATGATTGAATGATTCGTTAATCAACACCCTATTACCAGATATCATGACGTGCCTGCGCTCTGCGATGCCATCTCCATCATAATCAATCTTGACGTATAAGTCGGATATATCTACGAACTCGCTCGCCCATTCATTAATATGTGTGTCAACATCTGCGCCGCCTTGGTCACGGTCACGAACAGATTGTAAATTAGAATTGCGGTTATCTTCTCTATCTACTGAGGCTAATTGATTAATTAAGTCTTTACTAAAACCCTCTGATAATAACTCGCCACGTGTTTTTCTAACTCTATCACCGACTAACTCAGCATCATTTAAACTGGTTGCGTTTCTAGTAATAAGGAATGTTTCAGGGGGGACGTTAACAATAACGACTTTCTTTTCTGTCTTGGTAACGCGAAATTTAATATCAATTGAGCCATCTTCATTATCTTCTGACCGCTCGGTTGCTTCGACCTTAATCTTATCGACATCACTACCTTGCAAGCTTTCAACTATTGCCTGGAGTTCATTGCGATCAACACCGGTATATTCAACCTCTTCAACTTCTTTTTGTTCTTCAATGAAATACTTAACTACTCCATTCTTTTGAATCTCAGCGTCTTTCATCCAGTTATGTATGGTCATGAATGAATCAGGCTGATTACGGATGATCCAATTTACATACTTGGTTTTTTCTTCCGCTTCTTGTATCTCGATATCATTATCAGTATTAGGAACAAAGGAAACTACATCGCCTGAACCTAAGAAGATTCGAGCTAGTGCCGGCATATCAGCCTCGACCACATCAGCTATGTCTGTTGAGACTACGCTTGATTGGTCAGCAACGGCGGCAAAGTCACCACTCTTTAATGCTAGATAGCCTTTTAAATACTTGGTGTTTTCAGCCATGAATTCACCGTTATATATTGCCGCGTCATTTTCAGCAGCAGATAACAACGATACTAATTCACTATCTGTCATTTTTGCCATAAGGATTCCTTTGAATTGATTTACATATTTTACCACTGTTTAACCTTAATTCAAAATCACTATTGCTATAGTGTCAAACGATGTTAATATAGTGTCAGATGATATCAAATACAGGGGTTTATATGAATGATACAACGCGAAGAATAAAAGCTAAAGGCTATAATCTAACTGAGTTCTTGAAAAAAATAGGTATTAGCCTTAGTACTTACCGCAGATATGAGAAAGCTGATAACTACCTTACTGACATGCTTAATAGGCTTATAAATGAATTAGAGGCTAAATAAAATGAACGATAAACTATTAAGAGTTTTTATAGAGGCTTCGGGGTTTGACATTAAAGAAACGCAAAAGGTATTTATCAAAGGGGTTTTATATAAAGGCGATAGCTCTTTAATTCCTGTTGATAATATTGATGACGTAGAGGTTATTAATGATTACAAAGTAACCAAGAAGCCTTTTGATATATTGTCAGATGATTATACTGATGAGGTTGTGAGGCTACATAAGACCATAAAAGAAACAAATACATATAACGAAGAGCTGTATAAAGAGAGTATTAGACTAAAAAGAGTCGTATCAGGGCTACTTGAAGATGCTAACAAACTAACTAAGAAGAAAAGTATATTCATGGGTAACTGGAAAGGTACTGATATTTCCGTTACAACAGAGCAAGAAGGCGAATTAAGAGAGATGATGCTTTTTACAGGAAAGGATAAATTAAAATGAATAAATACAAAGTAATTTCATCTGATGGTAATGAGTTTGAATTCGAGGCTCAGCAACAAGAAATAGTCGAAGGGTATGCTTGTTTTTATTCATATGGAGAGATGTTCTATTCTTTTTATAATGCTATATCGGTTAAATGGGAGGGGCTTAGTGATGAAAATACTGCTTAATTTCCGTTGCGGTTCTTGTCAGCGTAGATATCAGCCACTAGTAGAGCGTGATACTAAACAAATAGACTGCGAGTGTGGTAGCAAGGCAGTTAAGCAATTGTCTGCTCCTCGCTGCTTTGGCAACACTACGGGCAAGAGTCCGTCAACGAGGTATTGATATGATTAAACTCATAGATTCACTTAAGGTAATATGCATTATATGGGGCGCAACTGCCTTGTTATTTCTTGCTGGTAGTTGTTATGAATTGTACTTAGTAATAGTAAGTTAAACAATATTAGACTTCCCATAAGTTAAAGCCTTGCGTTTCTTTTTGATTGGCGGCTTAAATAGCGCCATCATTATACAATCGCCCTCGTTAGGTGAATCTATCTTATTTGATTTCATTTCCTTTTTATTCATTATCTGCTGTAAACCTTTACCGTTCGGAACTCTTGGTATTCTGGTTAACTGCGACCTTAAATCTAATATATTTTCTATACCTTCACTGTCAAAGCTGATCATTTCATCAGGGTCTATATAATCACCCCTGACAACGCACTTGTAAGTATTGAACATCAAGTCAGCTAACCTAATATAGTATTGTGACCGGTTGTTAAGGAACGTTTCTTTGTATGTTTTAGGCTTCCTGTCCTTATCATCTTCTAGTTTTTGATAAATCTTTTCTGCATCATCTTGCCCTTTGCCAGATAGGCCGCCTCTAAATCCATGATAATTAATCTTAGTTCCTTTGAAGTTGTCAGAAATTTGACGCTTCAAACCTGTGCCCATTCCGTCCTCATCCCAAACGAACCAATCGGCACCATCATTTATCGCGTGGTCAGTTGCCCAATCACAAGTCTCATCTATCGCGCCTGTGGTTTTAGATCTAACCTTTTTAATTATAGAGCCATGCTTTAATACGTAACCACCTGCATCATCACCATCATTAAAGGGATCGTGTACTGCTATCTTGCATCCGTGAGGCTCAAACGCTTTCTTTAATCTTTCGAGTTTATGCGCATCAATACAAGCATCAAACCATTCGCCTTTAATTATAGAGTTCTCTACCTCGTCCATATAATGACCCTTCCACTTGTGATCGTACTCTGCTGTAGATAACCTTTCTTTATCATCAAGTCGTTCCACTTCTAACCCTGATGCAATAAACCATGACTTAGGCATGTCGGTATAGTTCATCTCAACAACCATGATATTATCATCTTCATAGTAGCCACAACGCTTAAGCTCTTTCTCTGCCCTGATTAGCCATTTCTTTGCAACAGCTCCGTCTCTTCGCCCCCTGTTCATTGTGATTATTATTTCAGGCATTTTAAAGCCAGACTCCTCGAGCAACTCATCTAGTTGCGCTTGTGATTCCAGTTTATTACCGTTTAAAAGCTTTTCAGTATCTTCTGCATTCAGTCGAACAGATGCAGTTAATACCCTTAATGTATTGGCTGATATATCCTCACCCTCTTCAATCCAAAGGAGATCGACGCCTGACAGTGTGGATTTTAAAGAGGTTATATTCCTGGCTAGTCCGCGATAGAATGTTCTACCTCCGCTAGTGTGAGTAATTGAGGTTTTGGTATCTTCGAAGCCTGCCATTTTTAACCGGCTTATTTCATCTAGTATCGTTCTATGAACAGACTCTTCAATGGAGTTCTGATTCTCCCTTGCGCAACATATAAGCTCGCCATTAGATATTTTAGCAGCGACCAAATCAGCAACGCCCGTAGACTTTGTTGATCCACGACCTCCAACTATTATTTTTATTCTTTTTGGTTTGGTGAATATCGGATGTAGGTTTTTGACGTATTTAATATCAATACTAGTCATCTACGCCGACCGGTATAAAGTTAAAGGTTATTACCTCTAAAGCGCCGCCATTGGCACCTGTTATTTCTTGCTTAACCTTTGACCCTTCTTTACGGTCTATAACCCTGTGCGCTGTATTTAAATCGCCGTCCTCAAGCGCAGTGCTTACAATTAATTTAGCTTTTAATGTTGGCTGATTCTTTAATGTCTCTTTTCGCTCCGCAAATTCGTCATTTTTTTGACAGTATTCATAAAGCGAGGTTTTACTTATGTCGGCATGCACACAAGCCTCTAGGTCTGTAGCTCCAACTAAAAAGGCAGACTCCAATAAGCGGATTACTTCTTCCGTCATTACTGTTGGCCTGCCTGCGTTTGATTTTGTCATTTTAACGAGTCCTTATAAGGTTATTCGCTGGTTAATTTATTGTATTATACCATTTTCCGATAGATAAAAAAATCCCGACGAAACGAAGGGGAAACATCGGGTAATTATAAGTAGCAATTTTTATTATCGTTTTTTCTTGGTCGGCTTTTTCTTAGTTACTTTATTGTGACTAGTCTTAGCTCGCTGGCCTCTTTTTGGTTTCTCTTTATGTGCCATGATTTATCCTTTTAATTTTATGTCTCTTTATCTGTCCATATTGTTACAGTAGGTTCTTTATTTGTCCATATTGTTTTCTTTTCTCCAGCATCATAACCAGCAGTTACCACGAATGGGATAGTACCGATTAAAGTGCCATTACCAAACCCTCTTGTTACTACTAGAGCGATACTCATTATGTTGCTCTAGTCTTAGCTGTTGGATTTGTAGCATCATCTAAAGTATAAGTTGCTGCCGTTGTACTACCGTCTATTCTTCGTACTGTTTGCGTTGTTCCTACATAAGTATAATCTTGTAAGTTTTGCATGGTTAAAAATAAACTTTGTGCTAGTGTTGGTTCTGCTCCATCCGCAGCATAGCTCTCTGTCATTTGAGTTGTTAATATTTGAGATACGCTAATATCATTTAATGCTGCGATTGCCACTCCGTTAGATGCTATGCCTGCATTATCTGCCGCAGTGTAACTTGCGGCTAGCAGTGCGTTATTAGTTCCTGCCATGTCAGTATTTGTTGTGGTCGTATCAACGAGATCTACATTAACAACCGCACCAGATAATGTGGTGATAGCTCCTGCGCTTACAATATCCGTAGCCGCTAAATTGTTAAATGTTCCGGAATATAAAGCATCGTATGCAGTGGCAGTAAGGACGTCAAAAGTAGACTTGACAGACAAGGCACCAGCAACATGAACATATACTTCAAGAAGTCCCAAAGTATTTGTGTCTGTAGCGTCTAGCGTTGCATGATATACACCGTTAGATATATTGGTTGCACCGCCTGAGTTTTTATTAGCAAGCGTAATTGTTCCGCCTTTCCTTAATTTAATATCAGTATTCGCAATAGTTAAAGCGTTCTCTTCTGTATTGCCATCTGTATCATCAAGAAACTGGCCAAGACTAATCTCTTGGCTTGCTGTTGATTGTCTTAAGTCGCTCATGATATTCCTTGGTTCCTTAAATGATTCATTACAACAGGTATTGTAGCCCCTGCTGATTCTATCGTTATAAATGAATTATACACTATATCGGTTGTGCTTTGAAATGCGAGTACAGGAAAGCCGCCCATCGTGCTATCTACATTATGTGCTGGCCTAACTGGATCTTTTAAATTATTAGTTGCTGCGGGATCGTCTATTGCCAACTCACCGTTAACATCAGGATCAAACTCTGCCTCTAAATCAGCAGCATCTAAATCAAAAGCTTTTAAGAATGTATTACCTGTATTGCCTGAAGCCTCTTCCTGTTTAAATACATAACCAATTCTTGCTACAGTATCTATAACAATATTTGCTCTTGAGCTTTGCACTGTAGGAGCTACATCGCCATTATCAACAAAGAAAGGGCCGGTAACTGTGCCGCCTTGTACATACTTCCAAATATTTACATTATTATCTGGAGCGCCTGACTTTCCTATAACGTAAAAAGTATCGCCATCTATCGCACAACTAATGTGATTGTCTACGCTTAGCGTTGCACCTGGTATAACTGTTTCATTTGACCAGTTGCCCAATGTAGCTATGTTCGCCTCTTCAACGAAAAATAAGCCCCATCTATCCCCACCAATCCCATCAAAATTCTCTTGTGCTGCATTGATTCCTACAAAGTCTGTCCCGCCTTTGGTGTAAGCTAGTATCTCAACTGCTGAATCTGTAGACGATGTTTCTGTGTTATTTTCTAATCTATGGTTTCCCCATGTGCTATCTGTAATTGATGCGTAGTTAGCAGCAGTACAAAAACCCATAACTATGCCAGCCTCTCTTGCTCCGTTTCCGGTAAGAGCTGCGCACATAGGAAGATTATTACTATCTAAAGTCAGGGATATAACAGGAGCATTTGACCAGCCAGTTGCATTAGTTGCACCCGCTGTAAATATTGCGTTAACATCGTTTGCTATGAAAAAATCGTAGTCTTGAGAAAATACGCCGGATGATAAAGTGAAAGCTTGTAGTTTTGGTTTTGTACTATTTATCTGGCTACGAACAACCCAAAGCTTATCGTTAGTATCGTCCCACGCTACAGATGTGTGAAAAGCTAAATCAGAGTGTATTACGGCCCCACCGACTCCAATATCTGCCCACCCATTATCTGCTTGAGAGTCTAAGCGCCAGATTGACCAGCCCGCTGTATTTCTTGGTGCAACAACAAACCATTTACCGATTGTTGTTGAGTAAAAAGAATGCCTGTTCTGATTATGCTCGAATACCGTTGTATTTACGCCGGTCAAGCCTTCGTCAACAATAAACGTTGCGGAAATATCAGTCATTATTTATCCAACTTATTTATCATGCAATATCTCTTGCTCGTTTGAATTTAGGTTCTAATTCCATTGTGTCACAGAATTGTTCAAATGTTTTATAATCGCACCGTGTGAATTCTTCGCTAGTAAGTAGGGCTTCAAAATGAGCCTCTTGGTTTACTTGGTGAATCTGTGTTACAGCGTCGAAATCATCGCCAAAACCACCATCTAAGCCAACTCTTCTAGCCTGAACCATCTTTATCTCAAATACCCACTCGCCTATCTTCTTTGTTAGCTTCATGTAATGTCTCCGGTTAAGGGGGCATTATTTTTATTATTACCCTATTTAATGTTCTCGTTTTCTCGCTTAGTCTTTTTATACTCTTGCCATTTTAGCATAACCATTATAACACCGTAAGCCAATCCACATAAACCCGTAGCAGCAGCAACTAATGCGCTTCCGTAATCCATCCACCAAGCCGATACGTTAGCTATAAATAGCCCTACAAACCCTGACTTGGTGCTAGTCGTTATCGCTACTATCTGTTTTACTGCTTCGCTCATTATTTAGTTTCTTTTTTTTCGGATTGAATAAACTCATCAAACGATTCCAGATTACTGTCAATAATAAACTGAACCAGATCACGTTTATAATTAAAGCTGTCGATAATTCCATTTATTAACCACCTTAAATATAGTAGCGCAAGTTGAATTGTTAACAGTGCGTAGTATGCAGTAATGTACATGTCATTAGGTAGTCGTCGCTCGTAATTAAAATAACCTTGTATATTAACGAGAACCAAAGCTACTGATATAAAAGACACTAAAACATACGTTCTTTTTTTTGAATTTATTAAAGCTAGGAATATGCAAGCGTGAACACCTCCTGAGATAGAAAAGTACATACTAGGAGGTAACAGTTGAGATAATGTAAGCTGCACTGCGTACGCAAAAAGAAACACACAAGACGCTAGCCTAGTGTGTTTGCTCCACAACAATATCGAGAATAAACCGATATACGTAAACTCTTGAAGAGTTAACATAAGATGCTAATCTTTGTCGCCATCTTCTTCTGGTGGCTTAGTAGGGGGGTTTCCGCCTGGCATAAGCTTTCCTTAGTTGTTACTGTGTTCTTCATTATATCACCTTTAACTTTTGTTTGTAATTATGTTCAATTTCTAGCAGTTGCGCACAAGTATATTTCTTTGGTTCGTGTGGCCCTTCCAGCCATTCGACTTTATCCAGTCCTATTTTTTTAATTAAATTAATTCGATATTCTTTTGAAACTGTAGCGTCCTTGTGTGAGAAGTTAGCTGAGCCACCGTTACATGACTTACATTGCTTGCTGGCGTTAAGCTCTTCAAACCTTAACTCTGGAAAGCCTCCTACGGTCTTATAGTGACCGCAATCATATTGACCGAAAGGCATATCCTTAACCACGAATTCACCGCAACTAATGCAAGGTAGGTCTTTGTCTCTCATTCTTATAAAGGCGTTAAAAGCTTTTTGCGCTGCTGGGAGTCGAATTTTTCTATCATTATCTTTGAAACTCTTCTTTTGCGCTGCATGCTTAATCTTTTTACCTTTAGCGATATTCTTTTTCTGGTTTGCATAACTTGCCGCTCCTTCAAAGTTACAGAAGTAAGCACCGTTGATAGGGGGAAGCATATCTTCGATGCGCTTGTATTTCTTGCAATTCCTGCATCTGCGTTTACTGTTAGCCATTATTTGAAATTAGCCTTTTTACTTTTCTTGTTAAACTTGTTGTACCAACCATGTTCGCGCCCTAATGAATGGTCTTTTTTCTTGACTTTAAGGTCGTGATAATTTTGCAAAGTATAAATTGCAGGCTCTAACATATACGCTCCGCAAACCAAAATTTTATACATCGTTCAGTCCTCTATATCATTAGGTGTTAGCTTAAAGTGCTTAGCTAGTGCTATAACGTCACGTTTCCTTAATGCGCTATAAACTGCGGCGATAAGCCAAACTGAGTCATCTTCATTTATTTCAGCAGAAACCTCTCCGTCACTAAATTCATGCTCCTCTATACTCATCATTATTCTCCTTTAGCTCATCCGTGAGCTGTGTTGTTAGTTAAAAAGGTGGCGGCTCTGATTGAAAGCTACTAGCATTGTTATTGTCAAACTTCTGCTCAAATGCTTTCTGTGCCTGTTGTTGTACTGGCTTTTGTTGTGCCGCTTGCTGGAACCCACCGCCTTGCTGTTGCGCTGGTTGTGCTTGTGAATCATTCCAGAACACTTTACAGTTACCAAGAATTGCGCCTTTAACATCTTGCGCTTTTTCTTCCTTGGTTACGTCCTGGGTAATCATTCCGTTATTATCGTATTGATCAACTTGGTCGATATCAATAAAAACAGTAGCATCCAGGTAGCGACCTTTTTGCCCTGCGAATAGTCTATTCATATCCAGAGCATCTACGTTTATTTTTAAACTTACGCCTATTTTCATTTTGTTTACTCTCTCTATTGTTAATTAACGGTGACTATTTTTTTTAACGCACCCTTTGCTGTATCGCTCCATATATTTAAATGATCGTAACTACCTATGACAACATTAAACCCGTAGCATATTTGGATAACTTCACCACCTGCCGCGAAGAATTCAACCATATTATTAACAACTTTATAAGCAACACCTCTAATAGTATAAATACCATCTTTCTTTGTTTTTGCTTTTTCAATAATGAAATTCTGGTTATCAATTGTTAGTCCATATTGAATTGTCATCTTCTTTCTCCTTTATTTATTAACTTGCTGGTCTTTTATTTTTGGTGTAAAACTCATCACCATAATCATCTCTATCGTAATTAATCATAAATACCCCTTATTTAAATTGATTTAATTAAGTCCCTATACTTGTTTGCTACTTTGTATGCTTGCGCTACTTGCTTGATAACGTCCTCTGCTGGCATACCACCTCTAATTGCAGTTGTTATGCCTTCAATCTCTGATTGATAAACCGAATCACTATACCAAGGCTTATCATCGTCTTTTGTTGCTTGTTTTGTTTTTGGCTTGTTGCTTGATTGCTCGCTATTGCTATTTCCATCATCGTCTTTTTGAGCCAACCCAAATATAGCAGCTAATGAATAACGTCTAAGGTATGTAATGGCATCACCAACACCTTGAGGATTAGATTTAGCTATAGGTGCCGCGCTTGTAGATGATATCCACTCACCAGAAGAATGCATAACAATAGTTTCTACAGACACGACACCACTTTCAAAGCTTGGCATTTGCATAAAGCTTAAATTGTGGCTTGGTAATACGCCTTTAATACACCTAAGAACCTCTGATAAATCCGCATACTTAGAATTAAAAAATGGATTCTCTTTGCTTTTATTGGCAACTTCCATAGATGATTGAACTTCACACATTGATTTAGCTATTTCTTTGATCGAATCTGATTTATTCACTAGAAACTTTCCTTTTCTTTATCTAATTCTTTTAAAAATAATATCGCTTGCTGTTCGGGGCTTGTTAATTCATCCCCGTTAAAATAATGAGGCTTACCCTTTACGGTTACTGTAATTGTTTCTGAGTCCATTTTAAGCTTTCCTTTGTTTTGTTTCTTGAGCCATGGTCGTTGTATAGACATCCGAATCTTTTAATGTTCTTTCAGGCTTCATAGCTGAGTCACATTGACCTATTAAATTCTTTAGTTGGTCTGTGCAATTGATAACAGCTCTTAAGCTAGCTGAGTAGCCTTTTAAGAACACGTTAAGCTCTACACAATACAATCCAACACTGATTAAATGCTTTGATGCCTCTGCCCTTATAGAAAGTCTTTCTTCATCATCAATAAGTAATTTTAAATATGGAGCTTTCCATTGATCACTTAAGTTAAATTTAAACATCACAGTAAGCCCATAAGGTTAAGTTATCTTCTAGCATATCTTCGACTATTCGCTGCTCACTAAATGAATGATGAAACTTTTTAACAACACATTGCTTAACTGCTGATTTTAAACCTACTGGCTTAAGTGGGTTTCTAGCTATTATTTCCCTATCCGCTTCTGGTGAAGTTATAACAGTGCTTAACCATGTAATCATTTCGTTTAATCCGTTTCGTTTCGATGTAGTAACTTTAGCACAGTGATTGATGTAGTCAACTTTAATTTGACTTTAATTCAAAATAAAGTAAACTTCAATCATCAACAATATAACAAGGCAATAAGATGAAAGAACCATTGAAGCAAATTAAATTATTAAAGAATGTAAACGACATGCTAGAGATTATTGTTAAGCATGAAAAAACTAACGGCAACCTATCAGCTAACAAGCAATCAGTTGTTAACGAAATGATTATGGCTAAATATAAAAAGGTGACTAAATAATGAAAGCTTACATGGCATTCCTTAAAAAACTTAATCAGCTACTTGGTTGTGACGATAATGAGCTGGAGTATAAATAGATGAACGATATAGATTGGAGTAAAGCGCCAGAAGGCGCAACGCATTATTCGCCCGAAAATGACAGCTTTAATTCTTGTTGGGTTATGAAAAATCAGGATATTTTATATCAGTTTGTAACCACCTTGGAATTCCTTAACAACCCAAAATCACCGTGGCTCGCAGCCAGTTTTGACGATAACGAGCTAATACCTAGGCCAGAATCTAAACCCATCTATACACAAGCTGTAAAATGCAAGCAAAATAATAAAATGTATATCACTGGCTGTTTGTATGAGTTTAAAGATGAGGCTGATTCATCGTGGGAGCTTGGCAGGTTAGTTGATATTGACGGTAAAAACTTTAGGTCTGACACCGGAGTTAAGCGCGAATGGTACGCAGATATAAGAGAGGTATCTATTGATTGTGGCACGATAACTGAATCACCTATAGAGCTAATAGACTTTAAACCTTATCTATTTAAACTTAACGGGCAAAAGATAGGGTTTTACCGTGAATCAAGAAAGTCGTTCTTTACAGATATGTATGGCGGCAATAAAATTTGCGGCGAAACTGAACCTAAAGACATTCAATTACTAGAGGTTAAATCATGAGTATTAACGCAATGGGTAAAAATGAAATAGCTAATAATAGAAAAGTATTATCTGACTTTAAAAATGATACTGACTTGTTAAACTTTAAAGATACTAAAGCTGTTAGTGCTAATGGTAAAGCTTATGAGTCAGTTCGTAACATCCAGGATGATAAGTTACTAGCTAGTTTAAGGTATCCTTGTAATACAGAATACTTTGAAGAGTTGTTTGATAGTGTTGAGTGTTAACAGTTGCAGATAACATAAACCCTCGATTAAGAGGGTTTTTTATTGCGTGTTTAAAATTCATATCCATTAAAATCATGTTCAATATTATTCAATGTACTCTTAAGTAAATCATCCTTGCTCTCAAAATCTTCCGGTTCGCATTCATTTAGTAATTGATCTTGTAATGTACTTAGCGTTTCAATTAACACCTCGATCATATCGCTTGTTACTTTCATTGTTTCTCTCCTTATATATGTTATTAATAATAATCACTAAGCGCTCTATGCTCTACTTTCCCACACTTATTACAAGTACACTTTGTTGTGGTTGAGCCGTTATTCATGCATATATATTCATGCCTACATAGTAACCTGATTAACCATTTCATTATGTTTACCTTACTGTTGATGTTTAATTAACCAGGCGCATCAGGTTTTATATATTCAGTCCACATGGAGTTAACTATGCATTCACCATGTTCTAACTGAAAATAACTTTCATTCATTCCTGGGTTTTCATACTGCCCGTGTTGAACAACCCCTTCTTGATATACCCATACGTCAACATACTCCATGCCAAGATCAATATCAGGGAATTCACCTTTTTCTGTATTAAACCATTTAACGTTTTTCATCTTATCTTCTCCCTTGTTGTTAATAGAGTTAGTCTTTATCGTTGTCATTAACGAATCTTATCTCGTCTGACTCAGTACCTTCTACCATTATATGCCCGTCAATAACGCTATACCCATCAGGTAGCTCGTTTGTGTATAGATTACAATCTTCATCATAATACTTAGCGCCCTCAAAATAAAACGGGCATGTGAAAAATCCTTCCATCTTCATATACCTTGTTGTTGATTAATTACTATCTTTAGCTGCTGCATCAATCAATTCAGGATCATCAATTAGCAACCAACACATTAGTAACGTATTAAAATCGTCTTTCATTAATTTACCAAATGGCTCATCTGTTTCTTTGCAAACTAAAGCTCTTTGCGCTCCATTTCTTACGATAGCGTAAGGCCAGTCAGGATGAGTAATCCCAGTTATTTTATCGCCGCTGAATATGTACTCTACCTCATAACCATTCTTTTTAAACATCTCAGTTACATTACTCATTATTACTCTCCATTGTTAATTTAATTACTTCCTGACAGTATCGTCATTAGGTTAAATCTTACTTGCTGCTCATTGATAAGGATCTTGTGTTTAAGCTCTTTAGCCTTATCCTTAAGCTTCCATATTAAAGATATATCATCAATCCATAATAGTTTTTTCTCTATCTTTTTAATCTTGCCTTTTAAGCTAAAGTTTTTATCGTTTAACTTAATATTCCAACTCTTTAAATTACTTGATTTGCTCATAAATAAACCTTTAGACAATAAAATCTATATGACTATTAAAAGAAACCTCTATTTAATAAATCTAATATCTACACGAATACAATAAACAATATCAGCAAACTATTTTATTGAGTTGCTATTCTCATCCTCTCTACATTTAAAATATAAATATTCAGTTATGCAGAACTATGTTTCTTTTTACGCTGTTTAGACCGTCATGGAGTCTGTTTATATGTATAAAACTAATTTTTACAGGTGCGGATTATTTTACGATAGTTACCGAGAATATCGGCAGTAGGTAAGAGGCTTTGAAAGGGGTTGTGCCTGCTATTAAATATCTATCTCGTAGGAAACCAAGTAGGCTTTCGACATTAATAACAAACACAAAAAAGGGTACTTGGAACCGTAACCTCTGTTTAGTAGAGGGTGAAATCTTGGTGGAAAAACCCATCAAAGATCACAGTTCAAAATACCCTTTACCAAAATTTACTTTCTAAGCAGCTACTAAACTGCGATTTACTTTACTATTATATTATTTATTCACTTCTTTTTCAATGTTAACTTAAATTAAAGTTCTTGCGCTTATCTTTTCTGACCTTTGGGTAAGATGGTTCTTGTTCTGCCTTTAATACAGTGCGCACGACCCTATATTTACCAGCACAAATATAAAAAACCTCTCTTTCCTTTGGTTTTACATACCCAGTCGCTGAAGGATCTTCATTCGCTAAAGGTGCCATATTATTTATCTTCCTTATTATCAAGTCTCGCATAAAACTCTTTATATGCTGATGGCCAATGATCATGCAAGTAACTAATAGCCTCCTCACTCACGAGCTGCATACCTTCAACGGTTGAGAATCTAACCCTATTATTCCATGATAACCCTGCAAGCTCTGTATCTGGGTGTTTGCTAGTCTCAGCACCACATTCATAGCAACTAATAATACCGCCAGCACCGCCAATATCATTTGACCCACAAAACGGACAAACCTTTAATTCACTCATTATTTACTGTCCTTATTAGTGAGTTTACCTGCCTTGTAAGAGTCGTAGCCATCTATAAATTCCCAGTAACGATCACTGTCAGGGTTGAGGTTAACTAATCCGCTACTTTCTAGAGCGACACCTAAGCTAGCCGCTTTTCTTCCTTGCTTGAATGCTATTGATTCAATACTCATTAGTTGCTTACTCCTTTATCCCATGAATCCAGATTATCAATAATAGACAAGCACCTATCTGTCATTTTATAAACACCTCTATTTACTTGCTCCTGCCAATAATCATCAAATGTACTCATATCAGCTATAACGGTTAATTTACCAGCTAATTCCATAACACCTTTATATGAGCCATCAAAATCCTTTACAGCTTTAATAGCTTCGATTGACACTCCCTCACGACCGATATGATTAGCAAGTTCTCTTAGTTTTGCTATTTTGTAGTTTTTATATATTGGCATTCTTTCTATCTCCTAGTTAATTGTTTATTGCTCTATATCGTAAGTTGTTTTACATCCGCATTTAGGGCAAATCAAATCGCTAATAACTAACCCGTGCTTAAATGAATCTTTCTTGTTTTTAACGCTGACAAGGTCTTCTGGTCTTCCTTTCCATTTACAAGCTCTAACCCTGGAACATTCAATCGTTGGTATTTTCATCTTTATTTACTCTCTCGTTGTTGAATTAAATAACGTACAAATGCAGGCAAGGATCTTGCTCTGTTCTTGTTTTAAAGTTGTGATTACTCAACGATATAGTAAGAAGTAATTCTTCGCTATCCCATTCATGTTCAGAAAATACATTGATATAGCTAGCTAAAACACTTAGATCGTCAAAATTATTTATATAATGTGTTGAATCAACTGTACCGATAGGTAAGCAATTTTCATCAGATATATAAGCTAGCTTTAGGTTTATTGGGTATTTCATTTTTATTCTCCTTTGATTATTCGTTATCACAAGTTGTGTTTTGTTCGTAGTTATAATTAAGTTCATAGCTAATTGCATCGGGGTGATTTTCCTTAACAAACTTAGCACATGCATCAGCAGACCAATCACCGGCTAGAGGTACGCATACACCTTTACCTAATCGCTCATCAGTCCATGGTGCAGCATTTTTATCAGCTTCGGTGAATTTGATGTTAATAGCTCTTATTGATTTCATTCCGTTTATTCCGTTGCGTTGTTGATACCCACTAAACCGCAATTAAGCGGTTTATATGGCAAGTCTTTAATTTGCGTTATTACATTTGTTAACCCTCAGTTGTTTTAAGTACACATCCTATTGAGATTTAACAATAGCAATTAATATTTGACAAAGCAATATAATAATTATATTATTTGCATCAGATAACTAAACAAGGACTTAACAAATATGAGTACAGCAAGAAAACCACTTAGTTTTTCAATGTGTAGAGAGAACCATACCTATATAGAGGAGCAAGTAGAGCAACGTAAAAAGACTAACTCCCGCTATAGTAGGTCAATGTATATGGATGACTTAATAACTCATTTACGGACTAAGCAGAAGGTTAAACGAAAACCTAAAACTGAATTAGTTACGGTTGATGTTGATGGGTTAAACGTTAAGGCTTGGGGTGAATGGATTGCTTACAGAAAGAAAGCGAAAATTAAAGCGTATGTAACAGATCTTAAAAAGATAGAACTGGCTACTCTTGGTAATTACGAGGAGCAGGCGCAAATAGTATTTAACTCTATCAGCAATCAATACACTGGACTGTTCCCACTGAAAAACAATAGCAGCTCGAGTAAACAGGTTGAGCATGATAGTAATTTAGATGATACATCATGGGCAAATAACCTAGATGATGTTTTATAGGAGAGTGAAGATGAGGGGGAATAGTGTTTTTAGTAACCGCTTTAGCTCTTGGTTGATGCATGGAGATTGCCTGCAGCGCATGAATGAGATAGATAGCAAAAGTGCAGATTGTATCCTTGCTGATATTCCTTACGGAACAACCATGTGTAAATGGGATTCTGTAATTGATCTTGATTTAATGTGGGAACAATTAAAAAGAATATTAAAACCTAACGGAGTTGTATTGCTAACTGCAGCACAGCCTTTTACCAGTGTGTTAGCTTGTAGCAATTTACCGATGTTCAAATATGATTGGGTTTGGGATAAGCCTGCAGGTACCGGCTTTTTCAACGCTAAAAAAATGCCACTAAGAAGTCATGAGAGTGTTTTGGTTTTTTATAATAAGCTACCAACATACAACCCACAAAAAACAAAGGGTCATAAAAGAAAAACAGCAAAAAAGAAAGTTGTTGTATCTGAGTGCTACGGAAAGGATATATCTTTGCCAAATTATGATAGTACTGAGCGGTACCCGAGAAGTATTCAGAGGTTCAGTAGTGATAAAAGATTTAATAATTTACATCCGACTCAAAAGCCAGTCGCGTTAATGGAGTACTTAATTAAAACTTACACTAACGAAAGAGATACAGTGCTTGATTTTACAATGGGAAGCGGTACCACAGGGGTTGCAGCAAAAAACCTAAACCGAAAGTTTATTGGGATAGAGTTGGACAAGGGTTATTTTGATGTGGCAACAAATAGAATTAATTCTTTATAGGTGACTTATGGATATAACAGTAGAGCAAATATTAATAATGGCTGATAGGGTTAAGTCTGATAATAAAGATGATGTTTACACTATCGAACACGCCACATTTAGCAAAGACGGCATGGTACACGAGGGCATTGTATTCTTTAAGACTAACGACCCCGAGTGTCATATATACCCATTAGAAGAAATGACGGTGAGAGCTGTTAGAGGAGGAATAGAATGAAATTAACATGGTCAGATTTTAAATTTCCAATTGGATTTGTAATGGTAACGTCTGTATTGGCGCCTGGTATTGGCTTCGTGAGTAGTTTAGTTCTTGTCGTTGGGTTTTTACTTATGGTTAAGGTTAAATAAGGGGAAGATGATGAACGAGCAAAGCCGAACTTAATCGGCTTATTTAATCCAGCATCACCTATTTACTCGGGTGGCGGATTTTCTTGGAGTGGCGGCAACCACAAAGGGCGAGCCGCTTTCTTTTCTTGCATAATTCATTTACTTGAAACGACCAATTATAGCGCTTAATAAACCCGCTTGAGGTTTAACGCCTGTTGTCGCTTCATACTTGTGTTGTTTTTCTTTTGTTCGTAATGCGAAATAACTTCTTAGTAAAGCTGTTGGTGTTCCTAATATCGCTAACAGGAAGGGCCAACCATCAACTATCTCAGTTATCATCTCATGCTTACCAACTGATACAGCGTACGAAAATATACTTATTACGATAATCACACTAAAGCATATTACTTGCGCCATCATCATGGCTATTTGTGGTCTAGTAGTGTTTCCAGTAGCATCTACATCTGCCATAGCCTTAAATCTATCGGTAAAGCCTCTTATCTCCTCTATTTCAACGTCAAACTGTTTATCTAATATGATTGCCTTTTGTTCAGGTGGTAACGTGTCTATAGCGTTCTGAGCGTCTTGACCTGTTGCGGTGTTAGGTAGTTTTTTGTCATCAGGAAGAAACCCGTTAACAACATCTAATAACATTCCACCGCCAGGAACTAATGTTTTAATTAATCCGCTACCAACTGTTTTTAATATGTCGGATAGGTTCATCTAATCTTCATCCGCTTCGTTATATATTGCGCTAGGCCATTGATCACCCATCGCACCCTCTTCTTTAATATCTTCTGCTTCATTCATATATCACTCCTTGGTTAAGGTGATTATAACACGAGCAATATTTAATTTCAGAATGTGCCACTGGTCAGACCACATAGTCGATATTTATAGGTTATAGTTAGTTCAACTTAAACAAAAGGAAATAAAGAATGTTTGGATTAAATGTATTTGAAATGTGTATTTCAATAGCTTCTCTTTGGTTGCTTATCTATGTGTTGTGCGCCGTTGCTCAGTCTGTGTGGGCTTGGATTGATGATTCAGAATGGTCTACTGTATGGATTAGTGAGAAGTTAAATTTTTCACCGTGGAAATATCCAGTATTTAATACAGGGACGGGTGGAGTGGAGGAGTACGCAAAAACACACAAACCTTTTGGTTACGCAAAAGATAAAAAGAACCACAATAAGTCATGTCACGGATTATCTGAAGGCGTTGATTATAAGTATTCACACAATATTTGTGGTAGTTATTGGATTATAGGGTTTGCCGTATCACTAATGCCGCTCTTTATTCTTATTTACACCATAACCTTGCCTATTGCGGTATTTGTCGGTGTGGTTTATTTGTCTAGGTTTGTGTTGAGAATGAAAAAGCAATTCAACAAGCATATTGTAGATAAAAACGCACATAAGTAGGTTAATCATGACAACTACATCAGATGGGTTAATCGCTCTATTAAAAAGAAAAGGCATTGAACCAACCGGTGACAGAGTGAAGGATTTAGAATTGGCTAAGTCCGTAATGCCTAAATCGTACAAGGAGAAATCTAATGACAAAGCTACATAAGCAACTATGGGAAGAGTGTGAAGTAAAATTAAAGGTTAGTCAGTTTATGGTGCAAAAAGCTGTAACTGATAGAAACGAGAATATTGAATTTCTTGGCGGTCAGATGTTTGCACTAAGTGAATCGAATAAAGAATTAGAATTAGAAGTCAAACGACTTAATGCAATTATTAACGGGGAGCTGCACTAATGAGTAATTCAAATGAGCCAGCCTATCCAACATCTCAAGGCGATCACTATCAGGGGTTAACGAAACGTGAAGTTTTCGCAATGGCAGCTATGCAGGGGTTATGCGCAAACCCTCGGTACATAACACAAGATTGGAAACAAATAATAGTTAAAGAGGCGGGGCTGGTGGCTGATTTACAACTAAAGGAGTTAGAGAAATGAATAGGCGGCACGATGATTTATACGCGGAAACAGCTAATGTTATTGGTGGGATAGCAGTTGTTATTCTTGGTTTGATTATTTGCTATATGGTGACGTCATGAATCTACCAAAGATAAGCTCATCAAAACGTAAAGCAATGAACTGGACTCATGACGATATGAGGAAGCTATTAAAGCTTGCTGGGACTATGAGTAGTACAGATTTAGCCAAACAATTTGCCGGCAGGACTAAGAATGCAGTCGAGAAGAAATGCTATTTGCAGGGTATCTCGTTTAAGTTTGTCGCGTGAAGCAAACTAAACTAACAGTCGGCACTAGGTCATGGTTTATGCAGCAGCTTGAGACTATGGATTTAACCACGGCTAAGCGTTTAACTATAGTTGAGTGGAAAGGTAAGCGTAGTATTACGATGAATAATCAGCAACATCTATTCTATGGTCAGATAGCTAAATGGTACGGTGATAGGTCGGCATTAGATGTAAAGAATTCGTGTAAGGATATGTTTGGCTTGCCTATCCTGCATAACAGCTCACATAGTTGTGAGTCGATTGAATACGTTACTGCAGGGTTAGATTATTACAAAGGTAGTCATGAAAGAAGAATGAAGTTAATACAATGTATTAGTGTTACTTCATTATTTAACACAGCAGAGAGCAAGCGGTATTGTGATGATATGATTTATTATTTTAATGATATCGGTTGTCCGATTAAATACAAGGATTAGGTTATGGTTACTCACCAAGAATACATTAACAAAGTTACGGGCAAGAAGTATTTTACGCAAGGTCTTTATGATAGCAACGCCTACGTAATAACTCATTTAGGCACTTCAAAGAGCTTGAAATATAACGCTTGCGACCTAGAAAATAAAAACTTATTTAGGAACGTAACCTATGAAAGTACGACACGCTAAACCATTACCAAAGAACGCTAACGAAAAATGTATCAAATGCAATAAATTACTCCCTGCGATAACTCCTGTGTATTTGATGGGTTGGGATTCAATGGGTCGACATAACTGCAAGTGTATTGCTTGCTTTAAAGGAGAGTGAAAGTGAGAAGCAAAATGAAATATGTAGTGTTTGACGGACATAGAGGCGAGCAGATAATTATATTCCCTAAAATAATTCAGCATTCTGTAATGGCTGATAATGTTAAAAATTCATCGTTCGGGGGTATGCACCCAATATCAGGCGGCTTTGTTGTTAACGGCGAATGTGTCGGCGAAAGTGAAAGTTTACGCATGAAATCGAGAGGCGATGAAGATACAGCGCTTATTGTTAAGTTGCTTGATATTGACGAGGTAACTGATAAAAGATTTGATTTTGAAACAAAAGTAACAGTAACTAAGCCTTTTAATAAAAACAAAGCTAAGCGTGATAGAAAGAAGGCACGAGCATGAATCGACTGATTAAATGGTACAACAAAACATTTTACATGGCTGATGCATGGAATACTGGATTGTTATGGTGTTTATTATTTGGCGGTATTGCTTGCGGTGTTTGGTTGTCAATTACATTAAGTGGATTAAATTATTAAAATAATTATTACAAACGTTGAAAATTTACGAATCAAAAAGGATAAAGGTATGGACGCACAACAGCTTTACGATCACATCATTAAACCAACACATGAATACATGAGAGGTAATTACGAAAGTAAAAACGCTAACTTTTTATTATTATGTACCGCAGCAATAGAAAGTAATTGTGGGTATTACATTAAGCAAATTGGTGGGCCCGCTTTGGGTATTTGGCAGATGGAGCCTGATACAGAGGAGGATATATACAATCACTGTGATGCTATGCAGGGTGAAGAATTTAAGGAGTTAATTGAATTAACCATGCCTGTAACTCACGATAGGGCATGGGGTGAGGCCTTGATAGTTGCACCTATGTACGCTTGCGCAATGGCTAGATTAAAGTATTCAATGGATACTGCCGCACTACCAGACCATAACAACCTTCGTGCTGTTTATGATTACTACAAGAGGATTTATAACACTCCAGCAGGTGCTAGTACTTGGCCTAAATTTAAACAAGCAATTATCAACAACAAAATATTAGAGGTGGTTCTGTGAAATATATACTAATAGCTTTATTTTTATTCGGTTGTTCATCAGTGCCCTATACCAAGTTTGAAATGGGGTATAAGCTAAATGAAACAAATCTTAAATTCGGCGGTGAAAAAGCTTGGAGCACTGATTATCGTATATCTTGCGGCGTAGAGCTTGGTCTTGAAGCGCCTGTGTTATCGGGGGTGTTGAGTTATGGAGTAAAACACCTCTCGCAATGCTTTGTCGGTAAGCCGTTCAATAACAAAAAAGAATACAATGTTACTTATCCTTTTATCGGTTACAAGTATGTATTTTCAAAGTAACCCGCGAAATTTCGCCGACCTTATTCCTTTTGGTCGGCTTTTTATTTACCTTACAAGCGCATTTGCAACACTCCATCAGGGGTTAGTACTTGGCCTAAATTCAAACAGGATATTATTAATAACAAAATATTAGAGGTTAACTTATGAAAGACTTAGGGGCTTAATTTAAAGCCCCTAAACTATTAAACATAAATAAAGCTATCAAGTATCCCCGTTGTAACATCTGCTGTCGGACTTGCTGTCCCGCTTCCGTTAGAGCCACCGATTGTAGTGCCACCTGAATCAACTATACCTGAACGCCTTGATATAATACCCCAGCCGCCGTTTCTATCTATCTCAGCAGCAGATGAAGCAGATATGCGACCATTATCACAGTTTATGCCGTCTAAAGTATTATCACTGAATGTAGATGTGCTACACCTAGCTAAACTAGCTGAGCTTACTAGTAATCCATGGCCACCAGCAAAAGTAGTAGTTAATCCGTTGGAAACTAGTGAGCCACATTGTTCTATTATAATGTTATCCCCTGTACTATGGGATACATCTAATCTAACACCGTTAATCTCTCCGCCCACACAGTGCACTCCGACCCCGCCGGTGCCAATTCCTGAGCCGCCGATTGTTGCATCAGGTATAACAGCTTTTCCGCCTTGGTCAACGAATAAACCAATACCTGTAACTGTGTTAACAGTAAGTCCTATTGAGAATAGCTCACCACCTTCGATCACTCGAACACCGTCAGATAGTCCGTTTTCAACCGTAAGATTATTAGCAATCATTACGCCGCCGCGCTCAACAACTACCGACACGCCACCGCAACCTGTTCCTGAACTTCCTATATCGATACTATTACCGGTTAGCATACTACCAGTGCCAACAAAGATGCCCTCATCAGCTACGGTATCTATCTGCGCGTTATCACAATAAATTTTACCACCTTCAACTGATACGATAGCATCGCCGGCAGAGCCACCAAATCGAGTTAAAATATTTGTTATTACCGCGCCATTGCAAAACAATTCACCGCCGCGATTAGAGAAATAACCATCTCCAAAAATAGTATCACAGGAGCTATTCTCAGCTAATAATGCAGCCCCTAGAGATGCAACGAAAGCATCTGAGCCACAGTTATTTACGTTAACGCCTACTGCTAAACAATAACCGCCTTCGTTAGTTAAAATGCCATTCCTGGCAAAGAACTGAAAAATAACATCTGAGCCAAATTCAATAGCACCTTGGTTTTGCACCTTACAACCTATTGGATCGTTGGCTAAACCATCACCTGACAGTGGAGAGCCTTGCGCATGACCTGAATAATTATCACCGTCAAAAGTTATACCATTTACCAAGTTTATAGAATAAGTTCCGTTTAAGCCTATACCGTAAATTCTTTCGTTAGACCTGCCAGTAAAGTCAAACTTAACAGTACAAGTAGCAGCACTAGCACCCGTCACAGTTATATTATTACCATCTACATGTTCATAAGTTATATTGGGGCCTGATGTCATATCAACATCATGAACACCAGCAGCAACGACTATGTCTGTTAAGTTAAATACTCTTCTTGTTCTTAAATACCCGTTAAATATTTCTTTCCAGCCAAAAGCTTCAGGAATATTCAAAGAAATACCCGTGATTATATCGCCGACTGGAAAAACACTTGTGCCTATAATAAAATTACCATCGCCGCTGACTGTTGAATAATCTAAAGAGCCGGCAGTTATCGCGTAAGTCTGACCTATCGTACCAACCGCGTGACCTTCCGCAGCAACAGCGTTTAAAATAGCTGTAGTGTCATCTGTTACGCCATCACCAACCGCTCCAAATTTTTCAAAGCTATTAACTAACTCATTTTCAAGCGGGTCTATATTTTGAGCCACACGAAAAGCGTTAATAGTATCGTTAGCGTCTGCCTCTGCTTCTGTTGGGAATAAATAAGCGTCATAAGCTTCATTCATGAACGGAATAAATAAAGCGTTACCAGTGGTTGCTGGGAATCCGTTAATATCTAACTCAGCTTTTGCCAATAAAGTTCCGCCCGTCACATCTGTTGCCATGGCGATAGGTGTTGTGGTGTTTGGCTCGTAGAACTTTAAGAAAAAGCCTTGCAGCTCATCATAATTAGGTATTATGCCTGCTAGTGATTTGTATGCCATTTAATTACTCTCCTGATCTTGTCCAAATAAATAACCTAGTAAGCCGCCCTGTAATAAAGCCCTGTCGGCTTGACCTAGTGATTCGGCCCACACTTTATATTTTTTTGTTTTAGTTAGTTTTCTTTCTGCTTCCAAAAGAAGTTTTGACGCTTTATTGCCATCAATAACGCCCTCTCTGACTGATTTTCTTATAATATCCTGAAACTGAGCGGAACCCATTAAATTAGCCGCTATTTTTGCACCATCAGAAGATTGCCTTAAAAACTGTTCTGCGGCCCCACTAGCTAAAACTGATGCTGTCGGGCTACCGGTAGCAAATGCCACTGCCGTAGGAACTGCTCGACCGACCATCTTTCTAATAAACCCTGTGTCTTCATTAAATAACGCGTTAATTCTTCCTGTTGGTGTCTTTTGCCCTAAAGCCCTACTTATACCTCTTGATACTTCAAAAAGATTATCAATAGCTTTTTTACTATCTTTAGGTAAAACATCAAATAACGCTTTTTTAGCTGCTGGTGATCTGTTTATAGTTTGATACCACTTGACAAATTGTGTCGGGTTGAGTGATTGCTGATTCACGCCAGTACCTTTAAACACGTCATTCATTGCAGATAAAGCGACCTCACCTCTCTTTCCTTTAGGTATAGCGCTCATAACCTCGTTGAATTTATCGATCTCACCTTTTTGTAAGTTCTTTATAGCTCCAGACACATTTACATTTAACGCCTGGTTTAAGTCTTTACCTAATAAGGTTTGAAGATTATCTTCTAATTGCTTTCTTTGTTTAACTAGGGACTTGCCCGTATCACTAACGGCTAAAGCTGCACCACCAACGGATTCAGCGATAGCATCTTGATCTCTTGTTAGTCTTGCATACAAAGCTTTATTCAATCCGCTTTCAACGTCTTTAAACTGGCCACTACCTTTACCTATCGCCTGCCCTATTTCCTTTCTTTTTAAATCAATAAGTCCTAACTTCGGGTTTATAGTTTCAGTTGTGCCCGTATCAAACCTTTGTCCGGTGGCAGGATTCACACCGGTACGACCTTTGGTTTTAACTTGTTTCGGCTTTAATTGCTTTAATATAGTTGCAAATTTAGGCGGCAATTTATCCTTACTCGCTAAATCTTCCAAGAAGGAAACCGCGCTAGGTGTTGCAAATCTTTGCTGTTCAGGTATTAACTCGCGTAAAGATCCATAAGCATCATCCGCCTGCTGGAATAAATCATCAACAGCTTTTAATGAGTCGGCTTTAAAGTCTAACCCTAACTGAGCCTTATCTAGTGTCCCCCCGTACTGCTGTATTAAGTTATCAGCAACCTGCGAGGTTTCACTTATAAATGCCTTTGCTTGTGGGTCAAGTACATTACCTGGAACAGTGGCAAGCGCTTGCTCTACATCTCGGAACTGTGGGTTTTTACTTGAGAAGCTAGCCAAAGGCTCTGAGCTTATACCTAGCTCATCTAATGCCCTAAAGAATTCAGGGTCAGCATCTACTATCGCCGCTATATCATCAGCGTCACCCTTTTGTATTGTGGTGGCAACGTCAATTACTGTTGAGTCTTTGATTGCATCACCGGATATTAAATCATCTAAAACCCTTTTTGCATCTTCTGTTCTCGCTTTTGTGCTGGCTATTTTGGCTTGGCCCAATGTCCTGCCAATCAGTCCGCCAACAGCCTCTTCCAATAAAACAGGGGCCGTTTCAAATGCCGCTGCAATCGCTGGACTTCCTGTTACCTC